ACCAGAAGCAGTTACTGGACACTCAGCTCTAAGGGAAGAAGGCCACGATGCCAGAGTGCATAACCATAGCAGCAATAATAAATTTCGCCAGTTTTGACCCATCGCTTTCGACTCCTTGCTTTACTTTTATTTGATTTATTTCATCATTCCATTTTGCATAAATTACACTACCCTCTGGAATCATATCCATGTTCTCTTTCCAGCCAGTTTCAGCATCTTGACCAATAGAACCCATGTACGGACAAGGAGTGCCTGCCATAGTCATGCTATCCCACACACGTGGATCTTGACATAATATTGACACAGATGCCACCTTCATGCCTGAGGCATACAAAGATCTTGCTAATTTAATTCTTTCGCAGTTTTCATCAGTCACCGTAATCCCGCTACTAATACCCAAAATCTGGGTTTGCACAGCGCCCGCTACTGCCGTTTTACAAACGTCAGAATTGTTTACAACAACACTTGGTGAATTTGCTGTAGGCGGTGTATTATTTGTAACAACAGTAGAACTTACAGTATTTGTTTCTGCAAAAACTTGTGTTGATATAAATAATAAAACAATAATTAATCTTAACATTTCCATCTTCTTCTGGCTTGTCTTAGCCTAGAGTTTGGATCTTTTGCTGCTTTAGGAAATTTTTTCATTTGTCCTGCACTTCTAGCACAGAATGACTTACGACGCTTTGCGTCTTTTGAACCAGCTTTAACTTTTCCCGTTACTGCTGTTTTTAGTTTTGAACCTGGATTATCTCTTCTATATTTTGCGACACCTGCTTTAGTCATTCCCGCCCCAGACTTGGTGGAGCGGAAATATTTTTTAGTCTTCGGTGGCTGTTTATCTCTTTTTCTAGCCATGAAGGAAAGTAATTGACGTAATGTTCGTTAACGTAGCATGACAGTCTGTTTCAAATCTCATACCTTCATCATTAAAATCAATATTTTGTGTAAGCGCTGCTCCTGCTGGTGTAGCCATTTCAAATAAAGTAGTGCCACTTGCACCACCATTTTTTAAAACAACAGAACCTGCTGAAGCACCTCCAACTAAATATAATTTAACAAGTCTTGTAGGACCAGAAACTACTGAGCCTGTGCCAGTTAAGGTTTTAGATTTAAGACCAAACATTATGCTAAGTTGTTATTCTGAATGTAAAGAACAGTTACAGTTGCAGCACCTGCTGCACCATTACCATTAGCTGCCGTAAATGTAGCAGTAACTTGCTGATCAGTCGTTCCAATATCTGTGCCGTCAGCACCGATTGTGCCTCTAGTTGTACCTGTAGCTTTTGCATTAGTAGCTGGAAGATACTCATCGTCATCGCCTGAGTGACCGATTTTTACAGTAGCTGCTCCACCATCATCATTTGCAGTTGTAACATTTAAAATTACATCTACAATCTGTGAGTTAGCTGGAATAGTTCCTACTGTAGTTGTGTTTGTAGCA